TGAAACTCATCATCGCAACCGCAACCATCACATCATTGTTTTTTTCCGGGACGGAATCCCCGAACTGGGATGTCATCGTGAACGATTGAATAGGAGACGAAACAAAATGAGACCTGAAAGTCGTGTGAGTCGTAAGGAGTTGAGAAATGAAATGAGAGCAGGATGATTTCCTACACTTACCTTTACTATAAATCAGTTTTTTGGGATGGAGGTTATTTTATCTTCTTGTTTGAAGATAAAATACTTGGGATCGTTTGCAATCTATTCTTATTTATTTTACTTAGTAGAAGGGATCTCAATCATTCTTAACTTTACATTCGGTACAAGTCCACTTCCGCTTCTTATGCACACAGAAACTGGATCCTCCACACGGTAGACACATATTTTTTCGTCTGTCATGAATACAAAAGATATGGGCAGAACAGACTCTACAGTTCTGTTTACTTGTTGTACATTTATGAATTTCGGGGGCATAAGGGAGAGAGGGAACCGACGACTGAATAGGAGAGAGGGAGATAGGAGAAGGGAGATCGTACGGGAGAATAGCATCAACTGCATCAGTATCAGATACAACTATGGCTTGATAGATTCTCTCCTTGTCTTCAACAAGGTCCTTATTTTTCTCTTTCTCTTCAATACGGTCCAGCCATCTCTTACTACTATAACTCCATTTCCTCTTCTCTTTATTAACGACCCACAGACCCATAGCTCTACACGTTCTACAATGTCTTCTCTGTTGTTTATGATCGCAGTAGTTAGGTCCTAGACATATGTTACACGACCCTTTTACTCTCGTATGGGGGCATAGACCCTTTCCTCCACACTCTATACAATTTGCTTTTCTTTTATTGTGTTGACAGTAATATTTTCCTCCACACAATCCACATGTTTCCTTACGTCTGTCGTGAATGCAGAAATTGTGAGGCGAGCATACTCGACACCTCCATTTGCGTTCACACCTGTGAACGGGAGTCGAATCACCTGAAGTGAGGGGGATAGGAGACTCAACCGAACGAAGTGAGTCGACCGAAGGGACACCTACCGTGAAGTTCATCAGTACAGCTGCAACTGACTCATCTGATTTATCAAAGATAAAAATAGACATCTCAAAGAATAGAAAGGAAATAGGGAAGTGGTTTCTTCTGTTTACTTTTGCTATAAATCAGTTTTTTGATATACTCTTGGTTTGTAATTATTTTATCTTCAAACAGGAAGATAAAATACAGATCTTATTATTTTTATTTACCGAAGAATGAGAACCGAGGAACCGAAGACCGAGGAACCGATGTATTTACTGAGAACCGAAGAATGAGGAATCGAGGACTAAGTAGAACGAGGAACGATAGCTTTAAGAACGATAGTTTGAGGAACAACCTGAAGTATGATAGCATTTACAACCTCCTCTTTTTGTATCCATCTCCTACTGCTGTAACTCCATTTCTTTCCCGTAGGTTCAAACGTTACTCCAGCCTCCTTACATATCAGACATTGACGCTTCTGATTATTGTGTACACAGAATCTGGGACCTCCGCATATCTTACACGATCCTTTGATACGAGAATGCGGACAGAGATTAGATCCTCCGCATGTAATACAATTCTCTTTTCTCCTATCATGTTCACAGTAAATATTACCTCCACACAACCCGCATGAGTTTTTTCGTCTATTATGTATACAGAAGTTTTGGGGTGAACAGATTTTACAGCTCCGTTTAATTTTGCACGGAGGATGTTCGGGTGAAGGTGAGTGAGGGGGTGGTGGGTGTGATGACGAGGTAACCGAGACCGAGGGAACCTGAGGAGGAAGCGGAAGTGGTGGAGGATAAAAAGGTGGAGGATAAAAATAAGGAGAATAGAAAGGACCTGAGAACCAAGGTCTCTGGTGATAAGGAAACGGGTACGAGGGAATCGAGTACGGAGGGAAAGATGACGAGGGACCCGGAGGAGGGAAAGGAACCGATGAGTGAAGAGATGAAGGAGGAAGTAATGGAATCGGGAGTACCGAGTCTGGAGGAGCTGACGAAGGAAGTACCGAGTGGAACGAGGCCGGGGGAACTGACGAGGGAACCGAGTTGGAGGAGGAAGGTTCATCTCCTGATTTCCCCGTGAAACTCAACAACACATTCACGGGAGCGACCATATCGGCCGACTCCTGTTCCAGGTGCTGAATAGACATTAATGTGTCGGGAGAATAAAGAACCGAGGAGTGATTTGTAGTAATTCGGTTTACTATAAATCATTTTTTATGGGAGACTAATCTATTTAGCTACTTTAGGATATTTATCTATAGTACGATTGATTGTATCCTCTGATATAGAATAGTTCGGTCCGTATTTTGGAGTGTAATCTGCAAATATATGCCATGTATTCCCCACTCTACATAACAATAATGTGTTTGTTGATGTATATGGATCTTCTTCGTTGTTTCGATTTTTAAGAAACGCAGGACACATAAGATCGCGCAACGAATAAGATTCACGAAACCGTTTTTTATTTATCTTCTTGATTTTATTCTCTAAAATATCATTGTAATAATACAAGTCTTTGTTCAGATATTTTGGATCTCTACTGATAACAATAAGACTAGTTTTCAAATACTGTATATATTCGTGTATAATATCAAGATACCTTATAAATAGAAATCTTATTACTGATAGATCTTTATCCCCTGAATTATTAGGATTAACAAATACTAGTCCATACTTTTTTACCCCTTCTTTAATATACTCTGATCGTATATTTGACGGAACAGTATAATAGATAAGAAATGTACTATTTACTTTTTTACTTTTACCTGTAGTATCTGAATTGAATATAACATGAACTTGCTTATCTGTATGGTTTTTAGGGAATTTATGTTTTATACAATTTACAATATTATTAAGTCTGTTGATCTCATTTGTAATTCTTGCCTTTCTTTTTGTATAGATCGTATCTAGATTTTCAGAGTTTGTTTCAATATACTGTATATTCTTTTGTTCAATTTCCTTTTCACTTTCAACATCAGGACAAACTAAATATTGATCTATATTTGCTATCACTATATTCCCATTAATAACATATTCTATATGAGTATCAGAAATGTCTTTTCTTGTAGCCCATACAGGTTCTCCTTTATAATGAACAAGTATCTGTTTATTAAAAACCATCTCAGTATAGTCTATATCTAAGGGACAAAGTTTACCGTTATATATGTCAAGATTAACATCTTTATCGTTTAAAATAACTGAATATGGAGGTTTAGGTAAGGCCATTTTACTGAATTAAATAATGTTAGTTCTATCATTCTATCAGTTTTATAATTCGTATTTTAGTATAGATCATTTCTATACTAAAATATCATCATCCCAGACTTCTACGTACTCATCTCTTATTATCCGATTCAAGTTCAATCTCCTCCTTTTCTTTCTCTTCTTCACTCTCCGATTCAAACTCAATCTCAAATTCTTTCTCACTTTCCGAAGTCTCCTCTTCGGACTCAAATTCGTCTCTCGCATATTCAAATTCTTCATATTCAAATTCTTCATATTCAAATTCTTCTTCATCTGTGTTAAAATACATCATTTCTGTTGTAACTTCTTTATTCGGAATGTTCTTAATATAGTACTCGATTGTCTCTACTAATTTCCCTTTTCTATTACCCCATTCTTCGGTGGGGACAATAGCACTTTTGTTAAATTTGAAACATCCATTAATAACATTATCATTTATTTTATATTTGTCAGGATTAAATCTGATCATAATCAACGGTCTATTACCAAGATCGGTAAACAGTTCCATCGTTCTCTTATTATCACAAGAATAGTTTGTATGCTGATTCTCGTCGCATTCAATAATAATACTGTGTGTAAGCATGTCGATTAACCAATCTGGTCGTCTTTTAGAACATCCTCCTTCAATAGCTTTATCATATACAAAATTTACACTAAGATTTTCAGTTAAAAAATCATCAATATAGTTTTGTTTAGATTTAAATCTTTTAGGCATATCCTTGCTGGGATTAAGACGATAATAACATCTGTGACATGTGGGATAATATCTTCCGTTCTTAACATATACATGTTCACATTCTGAGCAAAAATCTTCACGTTTTGTAGAACATACAGAACACAAATCTCGCAATCTTTTATGAACACAGATCTGAGACCCCCAACATTCTCCTTCCTTACATATATACTTTTGACGACCATGGATACAAATCTTGGACCCTCCGCATTCTTTACAGCTTGATTTATACCTTTTATGAACACATATATGGGATCCTTCACACTCTTTACATAAATATTTCGATCTACCATGAATGCATATTTGTGCTCCTTTACAATCTTTACAATATCCTCTTACTCGACCATGAATACATATTTGTGATCCTTTACATTCTTTACATAACGATCTAGGACGTTTATGTTCACAAATACCTTTCCCCTCGCAAGGTATACATATATATTTGTACCTACCGTGTTCACATCTACTACTCGGAGAGCAAATCTTACATCCTCCTCTTTGTGTCTTATGTTCACAAATTCCTTTCCCTCCACAAGGAATACATGTGTATTTTCGAACTCCGTGTTCACACCATGAACTTGGAGTACAAATCTTACATCCTCCTCTTTGTGTCTTATGTTCACAAATTCCTTTTCCTCCGCAAGGTATACATGTATATTTAACGGATCCATGTTCGCATTTATTTGGATTGCAAATCTTACATTTTGATCTTTTCATTTTATGGTCACAAATTCCTTTCCCTCCACAAGGTACACATTTGTATTTAACTGAGCCATGTTCACATTTATCCGAACCACAAATTTTACATTTTATTTTCTGTGTTTTATGTTCACAAATTCCTTTCCCTCCACAAGGTATACAGTTATATTTTGCAATCTTGTGGATACACAAAGATGAACCTCCACAATTCTTACAAGTTTCTATTTTTACCCTATGAATACATAACATATTAATTCCATCCCATATACGAACCTTACCTTTGTACTTATACATTCCACCAAGTTTACGATTCTCTTTTCTTGTTGGTCGTTCCGGAATACAATCTTCACATAACGAATTCAACAAAGGATTGGTAATTTCTTTATCACAAACATCACATGGAAATATAATTACCGCACTCATCAGATATTCAATGAGTCCATATACATTAACCTGGTTTCTAATTCAAAAAATCATTTTAGTTTTAATTAAAATATAGATTTAAACAATAACAATAATTTTGGCCTTGAATACAATGAAATTTTTTAAATTTTTTCTTTATATATTTACTTACGTTAAACCATTATCAAATGTCTTCTACTACTAGTTCTAGCAATTTGACTTCTGGATTTATTGACTTAAACTAAAGCTAGGTCAAATTACAGACGAATGCGTGTATAGTTGAATAGAATCTATACACGGTTAACATTGTAAACTATTCCTCGCGAGAGTATATAATCGTCTAGTCAGTGATACCCGCATTTCCATGCATATCATCGGCGAGATCATCAAATTGACGGGAACCCCCTAAAGCTC